TGCATCAAGCATTGGCTAAATATGCAGAAGAATCTTTTGAAAAAGAGACTATTCATTCATTTGAATCCAATGATAAAAAGCAAGCATACTCTATAGAACAAGAATACATAACTAAATATGATGCGGTAGCTAAAGGCTACAATATGGATATAGGTTATGGATGGGCATGTGCTAATCGTGAAGGAAGCAATAACCCTATGTGGGGTAAGATTTCTGGTAATGCACATAAAGTTATTATAAAGGATATTGAGTACCCATCAATATCTAAAGCTGCTGAACTACTAAGCGTGAATAGATCAACAGTAGATAGATGGATTAATAACCCCAATAAACCTGATTGTTTTAAAGTCTTAGAGAACCGGAAAGGGCTTAGCGACCCTTCCTGAACACATTGTCAGCTGGCGGCGGTAAAGCCGTGCAAATTGATACCAAGGTACTAACACCTCAAGGATGGTCTACCGTTCGAGAGCTTACCGTAGGAGACGAAGTAATTGACAGAGAGGGACATGCCCAGACGATTCTACAAGAGCATGTGCAGCCTCTCAAGACGCTGTATGAGGTTGTATTCAGAGATGGTGCAAAGATTACAGTATGTGGTGAGCACCTATGGGATGTAAATTTCTCAGGGCATAAAGCTGTTAGAGACACATCAACCATAAAGGAATGGATGGAGAGGACAGGGAGAAATCCAACGATCCCTTTGTACTCCCCCAGTGAAGATGAAGATATTGAGTTTGACGAGAGCCTACTCCCTATAAAGCCATACACACTTGGGTTCCTTCTAGGAGATGGACATTTTGCTACATGCCATTCGTTGAGGTTTTCCACCAGTGATGAAGAAGTGGTGGGGTTCGTGAGAGAGGATGGATACGATGTCAAAAAGACACAAAGCTCAAAGTATGAGCATGCCATTGTAGGAGGCCTGAGAGTTGATGTCGGAGAGTTAGGTCTTTACAACACTAGGTCTCACACAAAGTTTGTCCCACAGGTATATAAAGACTCTGGATACAATGTCAGGATTTCAATCTTACAAGGACTAATGGACTCAGACGGGTACAGGGAAACTAACAAGGACACCGCAGAGTTTGTATCAGTTAGCAAGACTCTTTCTGAGGATGTCCAATATCTAGTGCGTAGCGTTGGAGGGACAGCAACACTAAACTCAAAGGAAACAAGTTACACTTATAAAGGAGAGAAGAAAAAAGGAAGGACAGCTTATAGACTCTACATCCGGCACCCTAATCTTGAGAAGATTTTCAGGCTTAGTCGAAAGAAGGTTCCTAACAGTTTCCAGAAGAAATCAAGAAACTCTATTGTAGAGATTCGAGAGAAGGGCGAAGGACTTAGCAAGTGCTTTACCATCTCTGGGAAGGAATCACTGTTCGTTATTGAGAACTTCATCGTTACACACAACAGCTTCGCGCTACTTGTAGACCCCCTACGACACATCAAGAACCCCGACTTTAGAGCTATCATGTTCCGTCGTCAGGCCGTAGAGATCAACCGTCCCGGTGGCCTTGCAGATGCTTCCAAGAAGATTTATCCGTATGTAGGAGGTGAATACTACACGTCCTCTAAGAAATGGGTGTTCCCGAGCGGCGCTACAGTACATTTCATGGGTCTTGACCATGAGGACGATATACAAGCCCTTCGTGGTGTCGAGGTAGACCGTATTTACCATGATGAGCTTACAACCTTTAACGAAGAACACTTTTGGTATCCTCAGAGCCGTATACGTTCTACAACAGGGATTCAGGGAAAGACAAAGTGTTCAACAAACCCCCAATCATCAGGATTTGTAAAAGACCTTGTGAAATGGTGGATTGATGAGGATGGTTTTGCAATCCCAGAGAGGTCATCAAAGCTTCGTTACTTTATTCGTGATGATGATGACGAGTCTGACGGATTGAAATGGTTCAACAGCAGGGCAGAAGCTGAGCAGTATTATCGTGATTACATGGATGTGCACGACAAGGATGATATGTCAATCACGTCCCTCACGTTTATTAGAAGCTCTTTGGATGATAACCCGTCCCTTGGTAAGGAATACAAGAAGAGGCTCATGTCACTCCCTGCTAAAGAGCGTGCAGAGCTTCTTGGTGGTAACTGGAACTACGACGCTTCATCGGGTGTATATTTCAAGAAGACTTGGATTGACACTGTTGATCGGGCTTCTCTCCCAAAGATGAAAAGGGTTGTTCGAGGATGGGACTTGGCGAGCACACCTGTTGGCAAGGGGAATCAAAAGAATCCTGACTGGACAGTGGGCGTTAAAGTTGGCCTTGGTGACGACGGATATTACTACATTTTGGATGTGGTTAGATTTAGAGACTCTATTGGCGAAGTTAAGAAGGCCATGAAGCGTGCTGCTGTCATGGATGGCACATCAACTCACCAAGTAGTTCCACAAGACCCCGGAGGTCACGGCAAGCACGCCTTTCAAGATCACGTTAAGAATCTTTCAGGGTTCGTTGTGAGGAAGGCAAAGACAGAGAAGTCCAAGATTGATAGATTCTTGCCATTCGCTTCAAGCGCTGAATACGGACTTGTGAAGATGGTTGAGGCTGAATGGAACAATCCATTCCTGATGGAGCTTGAAGGCTTTGTAGGGGATGGTAGGAAGAAAGACGATCAGGTTGACGCAGTTTCAGATGCGTACAAAGAGCTTCATCAGGGTCAGGCGGTTCCTACAAATATATCTCTAACAGCAGAATCAATGGCTGGTGAAAATATGTGGAACTTCTGAAAGTATTCACAGAGGTTGACACGAACCAATAATTGTGGTTGCGGTGTTGTAATCTCACTGTTACAATATTATCAACGCTTACAGCACCCTGTACCATAAACCAAGAGGTAATTAAATGGCAGAAGATGACAATCAGGTTAAGAAACCTTCTGTACCTCTCACTGAGTTAGGCGGAACAGGGCTTCGTAATACAGGAGGTCACATTGATGAAGAAATTATTTGTGATCTCCGATTCCCAAATTCGGTGCAGGTATACAGACAGATGGAAACGGACGCCCTTATTAGTGGTGCCCTTTTCGCTATCAAACAGTTTATTAGAAGCGCAGAATGGACAGTCGAGGAATACTCGGGAGTTGAAGCTCCTGACGATACAAAAGAACAAAAGCTATTCCTAGAGCAATGCTTGGGTGATCTCAGCAAGACATGGGGAGAGACCTTAACGGACATTCTTTCATTCCTGTCATACGGTTTCAGTGTCCATGAGATTGTTTATAAGAGACGGCTAGGAAGAAATGCTCCCGGTAATAGAGAAAGTTCAAAGTTTAATGATGGCAAGGTAGGATGGTCAAAGTTTCCCATCCGTTCTCAGGATACTATTGAGAAGTTTAACACCACGAAGAAGGGTGATCTTGAATCTGTTGAACAGCATGATTATTGGAACCAAGTAAAGGCTAAAATCCCAGCGGACAGGTTCATTCTATTCAGAACTTCGTCCTACAAGGATAATCCTCACGGACAATCAATTCTTAGAGGGGCTTATAGGGCTTACTACTTTAGAAAGAATCTTGAGATGCTTGAGAGCATTGGTTACGAGAGAAACCTAGCAGGTATTCCCGTTATCCGTGTCCCCCATGAGATTCTTTCCGCTGATGCAGATGATGATGAGAAAGCTTTACGACGCACTTATGAAACAATGGGGAAGCTCCTAAAGAAGAACGAACAATCCTATGTGATGCTTCCCTCGGATATTCGAGGAAACGGCGAGAATGGAAGTGGTGAACACGTTTACGATATATCCCTTCTAAAGTCTGATGGTGCTAATACTGCAAACATCTCGCCAGTTATTGAACGTTATGATCGTCGAATCCTACAAAGCATGTTGGCGGACGTTCTTCTTGTTGGTGGACAATCTGTTGGTAGCTATTCTCTAGCTTCTACCAAAGCTGATATGTTTACACATGCCATCTCAAGCTATCTTGATGTAATCACTGAACAGTTTAATGACAAGGCCATTCCGCTTCTGTGGGAAATGAACGGATGGGATGCTAGCAAGGCTCCCCGTCTAAAACACGCGGGTCTTGATAAGATTGACATACAGCCTCTCGCAGACCTTCTAGACAAGGCCGGAAAGAGTGGGTTCATTCAGCCTGATGATGGCATTGAAAACTACCTCAGAGACGCTATTGGTGTTCCCCACGCACAGACAGAGGGTGATGGCTCTGTAATGGAGCGGGCAAGGGCACAGGCGGAGATAGACGGGCTTTCAGATGTCTAAAGAGACTAACCCGTATCCTGAAGAGGACGAGCTGCTAGATGACACTGAAACTGCTCTCATCGCCATCTTAGCACTGTCCTTCCTGTACGCTGTGAAAGATTATGAACAGGGTTACAAATACCAAGATGTTCAGGCTAGGTTCCGGTATAAGATCTACGAGGCTATTCCCGAATTAGAGGGAATGTCCAAGAAGGCTATCGACATGGGGTTGGAAAGGGTTGGCAATGATTATGGTCTTCCTGATCTTTATTACAACCACAATACGGCGAACCTTCCAATCGAAGTGAAAGGTGTTCTAGATGATAATATCTCTTACATCAATACCACAAACAGGGTCATGGTTGATCGCCTCTTACAGATTTCAGACGCCGAAGGATGGTCTGACGAAGAGCTGACAAAGAGGATGAAAAGGTATTTTGGTTTAACACCACAGCACCTTAAAACCATTGTCAACATGGAGAAGGCGCTTAGAGAGGATGGGGTTGGTAAGAAGGCCGCCGATAAGATGGTTCAAAAGAGGATTAATAAGCTTGTTGACTGGAGGATGGAATTAATTACTTCCAAGATTTCAACAGGAGTACTGGGCGCCTCTAAGGATGAATCCTTCGGGTATCTCATAAACACGGGACAGGTCAACCTTAACGAATATGAGAAAGTTTGGAAGAGTGTTATTGATGAAGACACGACGGATATTTGCACATCATCGCATAACACCAGAGCACCTATTGGTGGAACATTTCCAAATGGATTGAAACACCCTCCCGCAGCCCCTCCCATACACCCTTGCAGATCAACCATCACATTAGCCAAGAGGATTTTATGAAACTATGAGTGATTTTAAGAAAGCCGTTTCGGAGCTTGTTGAAAAGTATTTCCCGTCAGAGAAAGATGACAATGATGACAAAGACGTAAAGATTGCAAAATCTATTGATGTAGAGAAGAAGCTGTTTACAGCGGTTGTCCTGCGCCCTAATGAGGTAGATGCGCATGGTGACGTTTACGACGAAGATACCGTAGAGAAAGCGTGCCATGACTTCTCCCAATTTTGTCGTAAGGCCAATCTCCAGCACTTGGTTGGTGTGGAAGATATTAGCTTTGTTGAAAGCTGGATTGCCAAGGAAGATATGACACTTGGAGAAGGACAGATTCTTAAAGGTGATTGGGTTGCAACAGCCAAGATCAACAATGAGGAAGTCTGGAAGATGTGCAAGGATGAAAAATTCACAGGGTTTTCCGTTGGATGCCTAGCAAATACGGAGAAGATTGATGAGTAAAGCAAAAAGAAAAATCACCAAGTTCAATTTTGAATCTGAAGGCGCCCACCTATCTCTAGTTACACAGGCTGCCAATTTACAGCAAGCTCTGGTTATGAAGTCTCTTACAGCTTCTGAGGAGGAGATTCATAAGGCTCTCGAAGTTAATCTAAAGATTTCCATGCGAGAGTTCTTCGGGCGGTACTTAAATATTGATGTAGACGATATGGAAACCATTTTGGGTATGATGGGATACTCCCCCGAAGACCTTTACGATGAATATTATCTAGAGGATTTGGGAGATATTGTCCGAGATAACATGGACAAGGCAACCGTTGGAAATTTTGTAGATACTTTCAAGTCGTTTGACGCTAAGTATCTAACCAAGGACTCTGTGCTTTCGGTTGAAAGCCAAGGCGAGGGTGTTGTAAAGACCGAAGGCAAAAAAGAAGAAACCAATAAAGGGGAAGGAAATATGTCACAAGATCAGACCGATCTTCAGGAACAGATTGAGAAGGCTGCCGAAGCCATTGTCGCTAAGCGTATTGATGCAGTTGAGAAGGCTGCCAATGAGCGAGTAGACAAAGTATCCAAAGAGCTTGACGTGTTCAAGGCTCGTGAAGAGGCCCGTGAAGGGCAAGAGATGCTTGCCAAGGCAGAGGACTTCTCACGTTATCTGGGCGAAGGCGCTGACAAAGAAGCCATTGCAAAAGCATTGGCATTCATTGAGAAATCCGAAGAAGCCGAGACCGTTAACCAGCTTCTGAAAGACCTGAAAGGTGCTCTGGACAAGGAAAGCGGTTTTGAAGAGATCGGTAAGTCCGCTACAGAAGACCAGCCGACAGATGATGAGTCGAAAGTCAGCACCATTCAGAAGACACTGATGGAAGGCGACGCCGGAATGAATGAGCAAGACGCTTTTGTCAAAGCTTATGAGCAAGTCCACAGCATCTAAACAATTTACAAAAAGAGGAAAAACTTAATGTTTGATATTAACTCATACTTTGATTACGGCACCGCTGACTGGGCATCTACCAACGATCTTGCAGAAGCCTATGGGCTGTTTGTTAAACTTGGTAGTGATGGCCAGTTTAGCGTTGCGACCACCGCCGCTGATGAAGGTGTTACTGGCGTCCTTCGTGATAACACCCCAGAAGGTTATGTACCGCCCGTTCGCACAGGTTCAGTTACATATGTATTTGCTGGTTCAGATCTGGCAGTGGGTGATTACGTTACCAATGATGCTGAGGGCAAGGCAGTTAAAGCAAACTCAGGCCAGATCGTTCTTGGACAGGTTCTAGATGTGGGTGTTGCAGCAGGTCAAGAAGCCAAGATCAACCTTATCCTTCAAGCAAGCCGCACAGCGTAAGCGTTTCACAACAACAATATTTAGGAGCATGAATAATGGCAGTTATCCCGAATCTTCGTAGTCCCGATCAGTACCTGACTAACTTCTCTTTCACAATGGCGCGCGATAGCAGCCAGTTTAAGGCGGCGAATACGCTTCCTTCTGTGAACGTACAGAACCAGTCCGGCATCTATCGTACCTTTAGTTCTGATGCGCTTCGTGAAGTACGTGTACGTCCGTATGCGTCCGGTACACAGACCAGCGCAGGTAAGTTTGAATATGGTGAAGGCCAATACAACGCGCGCCTTTACGGCCTGCACGTTGACCTTGATCCGATTACCATGCACAACGCTGCAAGCACCACCATCAACATTGAGCGTGATACCACAAGCTACCTGACCACTCAGATGCTGCTGGAGCGTGAGAACCGCTTCTACAACACCTTTATGAAAGATGGTGTTTGGGGTGTTGATAAGACAGGCACCGATGCAGGTGCAGCAGCCGATGAGTTTGTCCAGTTTGATGACGCTTCAAGTGATCCGGTAAGCACCATTCAGGACGCCATGCTGTCTGTACAGTTGTCCTCTGGCGGCTTTATGCCGAACACTATCTACATGGGCCGTCGGGTGTTTAACGCCCTTCTGCGACATCCCGAGATTCTGGATCGTATCCGTTTCCGTGGCGGTGACTCCCCCGCTGTAGCCAATGAGCAGACCCTAGCTTCAGTATTTGGTGTTTCAAGTATCGTCGTATTTGATACCGTTGTACAAGGTGCAGATGGCGAGAGCGCGATGCTTGGTGACAATACCATGCTCCTCGCATACGTTGAAAACACCGCAGGTTTGAACAGCCCAACTGCAATGGCACGATTCAACTGGGTAGGCCCGAACAACTATCTGACACTTGGTGGTTCTGTAATCAAGATGAATCATCCCCTGCTGGATGGCACTGTACGTCTTGAGATGAAATATGCTGATGACATGCGTGTTGTAGCTCCCGTACTCGGTTGCTTCTTTAAGAACGTTCTCGGCGGTTAAGAGGAAAACTTTGGGGTCTTTAATGGCCCCAATATTGATTGGAGGATAGTAACATGGGATTGATGAAACCCGACAAGGATAAAAAGCTAGTCTTT